ATAAGAATTGACAGAAAGGTTTCCCCTATACCGAGAGGAAGCACATATATTAAGGTAATCAATGAAAATAATATCAGGTCTAAATGACTTTTTAAGTGCAAGTTCATTAAGAAGTGATTTAAAGTGTCCAGCATGTGCAGAAGCAGTTGGATATTCTTTAATAATTAATGTGCCTTGAGTTTTCTTAGCAAGATTAGTTACTTTTGTTTCAAACATCTGCCTAGGAAGATCTGTTAATTGCTGAATTGGCACATTTAAAAGATTTGCGTCAATTCGTTCAGCAATTTTTTCCTCTGCCATTTCCATTGTAATATAGAGAACGTTCCGTCCTTGGAGCAAGACGGAGCTAGCCACATGGCACATGAATAAAGACTTGCCGACACCCGTACCAGCAAGTGCGATGTTAAGAGTTTTATTAGGCAACCCACCTTTTGTAATTTTGTTAAAATATTCCAGATCAAATTCAACTCGTTCCTCCTTTTTGTGATAAGATTCATATCTCAATTCATAATCTTGAAGATAATCATGTCCAACATGATTATCAAAACTTACTGCAAGAGCATCGGAAAGAATCGATGGAATACTATCTCGATTCTTTTTTTCATCTTTTCCATCTGCAATATGAATTGACTCCATAAGAGCAAGATAAATTGCTCTATCTCGACACCACTTTTCAGTTGTATCAACTAACCAATTTAATTCCAGCGGAACATCTTCTAAACTATTGATTAAATGAATCAATTCTTTAAAAATTGAATCATTAATATCCTTCCTTTTTTCTACCTCAACAGATAGAACTTCTTTTGTTGCAAGTTTATTATATTCTTGAATAAATTTACTAATTTCATCAAAAATAATTTTTTGATTTTGATCTTCAAAATATTCTGATTTTAAAAATGGAATGACTTTTCTTACATATTCTTCATTATATAAAAGGTTTCTAAGAATTAGAAACTCAACTTTCTCCATAACTAAATTCCTTACGTGCGGTTTCGTCTAATGCTTGCATTACTTCTGCGGTAAAATACTTTTCTGGTTCGGCAAGGATTTGTTTGGCATAGATTTTTTTACCATCAATCTCATATCGTCCGGCAACGTTTTTCCACAACCCACCAATTTCACCAAGTTCCAGAAGTCCATAATATTTGTCAAGTCCACGCTCGTCGTAGAAGAGTCTAATTTCAACTTCTTTATTCTCCTTACTTAAACGCGACTTAGCAGTCTTAGCTTTGATAATGTTTCCAACAACTTCCGTTCCATCCTTTTCTTTCTTCTTACTGAGATAAATGATAGTAGAACTGGCGTACTTAAGGCCAGAACCACCACCCATTTCTTTTGTAGGAACATAAGCGCCGATAACGTCATAGGTATGATTGGTAACGATCATTGGAATGTTTGCCTGTCCAAGTTTCAAGGTTAACATTCTAAATGCACCTTTGACAAGTTGAGATTTAGTCATGTCTCTAACTTGTTTATCATTCAGTACATCAGTGATTTCCTTATCAGTAGAAAGCATACCCAATGAATCTAGAACAAAAATACAGGGTTTGCGTTCATCTACAGGTTTCTTTAAATATATATCTACTGCTTTCAGTGCTTTACTCCGAAAATCTTCAATTGTAACAACATTTACAACTACTGTTCTATCAAGATCAACTCCACGACTTGATAATAGTGATTTGTTAACAGCAGCCTCAGTGTCAAAATAGAGGCAGTAACCATCAGGGTTGGAATCAAGAAAATTCTTAACGACAGCGAGACTGAAGAAAGTCTTTCCAGTAGAAGACTCTCCAGCAATAGCAGTAATCTTATTCCCAGATACACCACCAAATATACTACCTGAAACCAATGCGTTAAAAATGTACGAACCCGTATCAACATATGTCTCAGTTTCATCAATGTCTGATGCAAGTTTGGTATAATCATCACCAATCTCTTTTACAATATCTTTAAGAAAATCCATTAGGAAAAAAATGATTCAAGGTTTACTGTTTTTTCTGCTTTCCATCCAATCGCATCAAGAATTGCAGAAAGTGGTTCTAAAAATGCTTTCTCAAATTGTACATCATAATCTACGTATTTGTCAATTCCCAATTCTCTAGGAAAATCTGAAATAAAAGAAATTACATTTTCACGAATTGGATTGGGAGTTTTAAGGTAACAATACTTAATTTTTTCACCATTTTGAATTAGAGAGTATTTGTTCGTCAGTTTATTCAATTTGATATAATGATTAAACAATAAAGCTCCTCTTGAATGAATTGGTGTTCCTTTTGTATAAATCGAAGCAGTTGATTTATATTTTGTAATATCAGAAACTGATCTTGGAAATGAAACTTCTTCTGGATTTAATTTTTTAAACTCAGATCTACAAGTTTCCACAAACTTAATAACATCATCTTCAGTCCCACTCATTAGAATTTTAAAAGAATCTTTTAGATACTTTCTACACGCAGCAGGAGTTGATGATTTGACTGCTTCAATTCCCATAATCTTTAGTTTAGGTTCTTCATAACGAACACCTTCACTATCCCACACATTGAGAATGTACCGTTTCTTGGCAGTCCAAATACCACGATCAGCAATATTCTCCCGTTTCATCTGCATCTTTTGATCATATGCATTTACATAGTCTGCCAATTCTTGGTAAGAACTTTCAATATATTTTTCAAGTTCCATTTCACACACCTTATCAAGGAACGAAACGATGCTTTCAGTAGTTTTTTCTCTTCCTTTGAATACAGTTTCAACCACAGGGCCCATATTAAGATAAATGGAGTCAGTGTCAGAAGCAATAACATAATCAACATCCTCAGTTTTTAAGAGTTTATTCAAATACTTATTCATTTTTCCTTCAATCCACCTAATTGCAACTTGTCCAGAAAGAGTAATTGCTTCGGCATTATCTAGTTTATAATATCTGAAATATTGATTACCAATAGCACCATAAGCAGAGTTAAGAGAAATCTTTTTTGCCATTTGAATATTGTTACATCTGGCAATCTCTTTTTCAAGTGCTTTAGTTGGATCCTTCTCATACTGTTGCTTTGCCTCAAGCATTTTCTTTTTGAAAATAACTCTATCCCCATACATTTTATCCATCAGTTCTGGAAGAAATCCCCGAACATCTTTGCGATACATTGCACCATTTGCACAAACAGCATAATCTTTATACATCTCAAAACTAATTTTTTTATTGAGAACCTTTTCAACAGATGCTGTTGGATGCTTTTCTTCAATCAAAGTTTCTGGCGAAATATTATACATCATGATCAAATGAGGATATAGACTATTCAAGTCAAAATTCACAACCCAATCATACACACCAGGAATTGGTTCTTTTACATATGCGCCAGCATACTTTTCACCTTTATCAGATTTTTGTTTTGGTGGAATTACAATATTTCGTTTTTTTAGATAATTGTAGATGATTGTATCCCACATTCTAACTTGATAAAACACATCATTGTAATTTACTTTAGCATCATATGCCATAGTAATAGCCAATTCAATGAGTTTCATCTTATCTTCTAATTTATCGACAAGTTCCACGTCGATAATATTATATTCCACAAACTTCTGCCAGTTTCCTGTGTAGAAATCTTTGAAAGTATCAAATTCAGAGTGATCTAATTTTTTCTGCCCAAGTTCAACTTCTGCAATGTGATCCAGTCGATAAGATTCTTGAGCCTTATATGTAAATTTTTTGTAGAGATCTAGATAATCAAGTTGAGAAATGCCTCCCACATCATAATATATTTGCTCCCTTCCGTTCACAAAAACTTTATTCTCGGTTGTAAGTCCCCAAGGAGAAAATCTTTTCATTTGTTTCTGATTAAGAACTCGATTTAACCTACGACAAATGTAAGGAATATCATAAAATTGAATATTCCACCCCGTAATTACTTCTGGAATATTTCTATCCCAATAATCAATAAAGTTCTGAAGTAGATCTCTTTCAGATTTACAATGAATATATTCAACATTATCTTGTTTTACAATAAATGGTTTTACACCCCAAGTAATAATTTTTTTGGAATTATAATACTGGATTGTAATCGTTAATATTTCTTCAGATGCAGATTCCGTGTCTGGGAATCCATTTTCAGATGCAACCTCAATATCAAGAGTAACTAACTTAATTTTAGTAATATCAAACTTAATTTCATCCTCTGGATATTTGTCTGAAATATATTGACAAACGTACCTATCATTGCCATAAATTTTAAATCCATCTACATCTTCGTATTTTTTATAAAACTCCCTACAATCTTTTACAAACCCAGGTTGAATCGGTTCGACATTTTCTCCATGAAGAGTTTTATACTCAGATTCTTTTTTAGAAGGAACAAAGAGAGTAGGGCAATACTCCTCTTTGAACATAACATGTTTTCCATTTTCATAACCACGAACCAAAAATTGGTTCCCGATCATTTGTACGTTTGTGTAAAACCTCATTTAATCAAATTCTGATACTTTTCAATAAGAGTTGGTTTCGGATCCATGATTGTCAAAATCTTTTCAGAATGAATCATAAAAGTATTTTGATTCGTATAGTCAATCATCCATGGAAATAATTCCATTGAAGATTGATTCATTATAAATGGTTCGATTAATTTACAGTCTGGTTCTCCAATATCAGCTCCAATCTCTTCAATCTGAGATAGAAGAATTTGATTGTTCATTAAGTGAATTAGTTTGATCTGTTTCATTTTTAAGTACATCATTTACATACATTTTTTCAAGTTGATCAATTGGATCAACTAATGTGATAATCCAATCCGGAGCAACTGGAACTCTAGTTGTATTGGTAATTGGAATCCAAGGAAAAATACTAATATCGAAAGATTCATCAGAACTTTTTCTAAAATTTACCACACATGGTTTATTAAAAAAATATCCAACTACTTTGTCTTCTAAAACCATTTCATGCACATCTGAAATGATGTCTTCTCCTGATTTTAAGAGTGCAACTTTGATTGTCATCTTGTCATATTGTCTCTTACAAATTATAGCGCAAAAAAATTGGGGAGTCAACCTGGATTTTGCCAGGCACTCCCCTGCGGCGACGATACGTAATTATTTATAGATAATCTTTACGTTTATGCTTTTCCGGTATTACTTTTCCAAGAACAACAGTTAAAAGCCCATTCTCAAAATCAACTGATCTAACTTCAGTATCTTCAGCAAGTGTCCAGGTTTTTGTAAATGATCTTTGCCCTAAACCTTTATGAACATACTTGATTTCTGTTTCTTTGTCCTCTCTTTTTCCTTCAATAAAGAGTTTGCCATCTTGAGTATAAACATAAACTTCTGTTTTTTTAAATCCAGCAAGAGCTACTTCTAGTCTTGATTCAGTATTATCTACAGAAATTAAATTATATGGAGGATAATTTGATGAAGTTTCATTAATATTAAATAGACGATCAAAATAATCTTCCATCCCAATTCCATTACGAACAATTTTATCCATAAGATCAGGAAGTTCCCTATGGGAATATCTTGCGATGTTAGTCATCTGTACTTCTCCTTAAAAAGCGAGATTTGATTGTGTGAACCCTTTCGGCATTCATTACTAATTATACCACATGCACAAAAAAACGAGGTGTTGAACCCCGTAGTTTTTTATTCGGTTTCCTGGGTTCTTCCCTTTTTACCAATGTTATACTTCTGCTCAAGAATCCATTCTCCTTTTTCTTTATATGGAAGAACTTTAATTTGATTCAAAGGAGCGATATCTACTACAGAATCTTCATTTACAATATTGATTAAACCCCAATCAGAAAGAAGTTTAGTGATTCTATTACGTCTTTGAATATCATTGATTGTCAAATTAGCATGTTTACCATCAAGGGCAAAAAGTTCTTTAAAATGAACAAGATAATATCTACCTTGTTTATGAAGAATGTGACAACTTTGATAAAGTTTTTTCTCTTTTCTCGACGCAACTCCAATGCGAGTTAAAGTCTCACGCACTTTCAAAAAGTCATCAGGTTCATTAAGAAGAACTTCCACCATCATATTTGGGGCCCAATTTACCTGAGGTTCATTTGTTTGATTAGTCATTTTGTTCCACCAGTTTCAAGTCGTTTTTTGATAAAGTTAATTTGTTCTTGTGTAAGAATTTTCAGAACCTGATTTGCTTTCTCATTACTATAACCATAATAACGTTTTATACAATCTAAGTCCGTGAGTTTATCCTTTCGGAGCCAAGGAGAAAATCTTTTCCTTTTCCTCAAACTATTTAGAAAAAAAGAATATTGCATATCTTTATCCAAGTGATGATTCATATTCATCTCATTAACAAACATAATACAATCAAGATGTCCAGAAAGGCAACGATTAATAATATATGGGGGATAAGATTTGATATCTTCCGACAAATCTTCTTTTGTAAAATTAATTGAATTTAACCAATCTTTAAGTTCCATTATCTAATAATCTCCAAATCTGCCCCTGGTTCCCAAATCTCAAGTTTATTTCTAATTCTTCCTTCAGACTTAAGTTTTTCATATCTCTTTGTCGCTTTTTTCGTCCACCACTCAAAAGCTTGTTCTTGACTATGACGAAAATCTCCAAGATAGTATCTCTTTTTTTCAGTCAAAGACTTTGCATGTTCAATACAATCATTAAACTGCTTAAGTTTATCTTCGTCTTTCAATGATTTACGAATAATTGCAATCATCTTCTGCTGAATCTTTAGTTTCTTTGAAGACTTATCAGCAGAAACCAATCGTTCTCCACTATTTCGCTCATTAAACCACCAAAAGAAATCACGAAATTCATCATCATGAAACAATGGAAGAAAATCACTCTGAGTATCTCCAATATGTTTCAGATATGGTTTACAACCATCATACATTGACATTCCCTTTGTAGTTCCATACAAAGAAGTTGTCTCAAAATACTTCAAGTCTGTTCCATACTTATCATCAAACTGGCGCTTCAATTCCGTAGAGGATGCTAAAAGAGCAAGTAACTTTCCACCAAGGTAGTTGTAACCAAAAGGTTGAGTTGGTACGATATTAAACCCCATAACAAAATGAAGATTGATATCAGAAAGAGGAAGTACTTTTCCAAAATAGTCATTACGTGGTTTACTATTAATAGTGGGTGAACCAAATCTAACAACACCGACAATCTTATCAGTATTTCTTTCTATGACTATCCACTTTAACGTTCTACCAGGAATAGCTTCCTCTACAGCATTAGAAGCAGTAAGATTTAAAATTTCAGAATAAAGCCATTGATTATATTTCGTTTTAGAATTTGGATTTGTATCTACTATGCAAATTTCAAACTTCATATCTTTTGGATGCATATCAAATGCATCAAATATATCAGAATCTGCACCAAATCCAGGAAGATAACCAGAACTTCCAATTCCTCTATCTCTTTTCACATGACGAAAATAATCATCAATACGATTAAACTGAGAATAATAATTGATAAATTTATCAGCAGCATAGACTGCATCGTTCTCAGTCAATATCATTTGAATTCACACTCACACATAATTTCAGTAAGAGCTGCAAGAAGGTTTATTTCTTGATCTGCAACGAAGGCAATCTGATACTGATACTTACCAATAATAAGCACAGCAGCAGGAATGCTAGAGTTCTCAAGGGCATCATAAAGAGCATCGTAAATACGACGGAGAAGTACCCCACTATCATTATCAAGATTATCCACAACCCACTTGCGGACTTCGGGGAAATTTTTTTCTTTAAGGTTTTTAATGAGATCATTTACTTTTACATCACTAAATGTTGCGAGAATACCTGAGTTGATTTGTCCTCCAGAAGAATATCTTTGGCATTCATTAAGAATTCTTCTCCAGTCGGGAAAATGTTTATTAATAAGTTCAACAAGAACTTTTTGCTCATATTCTACCTTTTCTGTTTGGAGAATGTCTTGAAGACGTTGGAAAAAACCTGCAGCAATTTTTGCCTTTTCTTTTCCCTTAATTCCAAACTCAATAACCGCACACCTTGAATGGAGTGGTTCAATGATTTTGTTTTTATAGTTGCAGGTGAAGATGAATCTGCAATTGTTAGCAAATTCCTCAATAGAAGCCCGTAGTAAGAGTTGAACATCTGCGGTTGTGTTATCTGCCTCATCAATGATGATGACTTTGTGTTTAGCAGTTGACGAAAGCGATACGGTGGAAGCAAAGTTTTTCGCATTGTTTCGGACAGTATCAAGGAATCTACCTTCGTCGGATCCATTGATGACATATAC